CTCCTATGGCTCCCAGGCGTCAGGTACCTCCCAGTCGGGCACCAGTGGCGTCAAGATGGCCAAGGACTCGATCATCCAGACCACCTCTGGCCTAGTGTCTACGAAGGGCGACATGATCCTCTCGTACCTTCACAAGGCCATCAAGCCTCTGAACCAGCTGCGTACCATGGAAGACTCTCTAGTCATCTATCGTGTATCGCGTGCCCCAGAACGCCGTGTGTTCTACGTGGACGTTGGTAATCTGCCGAAGATGAAGGCAGAACAGTACCTACGTGACATCATGATTCGTTTCAAGAACAAGGTCGTCTACGACTCCAGTACCGGCGAAATTCGTGATGACCGTAAGTTCATGACGATGCTTGAGGACTTCTGGCTTCCCCGTCGTGAAGGTGGCCGTGGTACCGAGATTGATACTCTGCCTGCCGGCCAGAATCTAGGTCAGATTGAAGACATTGTGTACTTCCAGCGTCAGCTATTCGGTTCCTTGAATGTACCTGTCACTCGTCTTGACCCAGATCGTTCCTTCAACTTCGGTAATAACAACGAGATCACTCGTGATGAAGTGAAGTTCTCGAAGTTCATTAATCGTCTTCGTTCGAAGTTCTCTACCGTCTTCACCAAGGTACTAGAGCGTCAGGTTGTCCTGAAGGGCATCATGACGGTCGAAGACTTCGATGCTATTGCTGGTTTGATTGCCTACGACTTCGTTAGCGATAACCACTATGCAGAGTTGAAGGAAGGCGAGATTAGCATTCAGCGCCTCAACCGTCTCCAGATGATCGAACCCTACATTGGTCGCTTCTACTCTAACTACGATGTCCGCACGAAGGTCCTATATCAGACTGATGAGGATATTCAGCGTAATGACAAGCAGATTCAGGAAGAGCAAGGCGATCCTCAGTTCCGTTCGAAGGATGAGAAGCTACTCGATGCGCAAAATAATGCGCAGATGCAACTAGATTTGCATCAGGCAAGCCTCGATCCAGAAGCTTCCTCTTCAATAAAGAAGAAGGGCCAATCCATCTATAAGGGTCCAATGTCTAAGTCCGCTTCAGGCACGGTGTCTAGTTCCGGTGGCGCATCGCCTATCCCAGGAACCACTGCTGGTACCCCCGGTAATCCAACCTGAGTAACAGCTTTACTAAATAAAGACTAGAGAAAAGTCTTAGGAGTTTCAATATGCCACACACAGTCGATGATATTGCCCGCCTAGTAATTACCGACAATGCGGCTGACCTTCCTGCTGCGGTTAACGATGTTCTTCTTCAGAAGATCGGTGATCGCCTAGAGGCCCGTCGTCAGGAAGTTGCTACCGCTATTTTTAACAAGACCGAAGCACCTGTAGAGGCTTGAGCAATGAACAAAGACATCCTCTCTAAGATTGTCGAACTATACACTCCTCGTGCACCGAGTGAGCGTGAGTTCTTCAATAAGCATGTGGCCGAATTGAAGCCAGATCATGAATCCGTTGCTGATGTCAAGGTTGCTGGTGCAACCGTGAAGGGTCAGAAGGAAAATGGTGATGATGTCTTCCGTGGCTCTGCTATCAAGAAGTACATGCGTAAGAAGGATCGTTACGGTAATGAGGCTGGCGAAGACGTCAAGGCTTATCGTAACTTTGCGCAGACAGGTGCCGCTGATCCCGATAAGGGCGTAACCGAAGCTACCTATAACTACGGTGATACCCGTAGTTCTGCCGGTCGTGTACAGGCTCCTAATCGTGTTCAGCATAAAGGCGGGTTTCATCATTCTACCGGTCGTCAGGGCTCCCACGAAGGTGGCGTTGTCCATGAGTTTGAACACCCAACCACAAAAAATAAGATTTGGCGTAACGCTTCATCCGGTTCAGTTCTTCAGCCTCACCATGAGAAGAGCATCACCGGAATTGTGAAGAATCAGCGTGGCTTCAATGAAGCCCTAGAAGAGCGCGTCCTGACCAAGGGTGAACTCGATAAACGCGAAGACCTTGTGAAGCATATGAAGGCTAACAAGGCTGATTTCAAGAGTCGTTATGGGGATCGTGCCAAGGAAGTTATGTATGCCACTGCTACGAAGATGGCGAAGGAAGAGGTTGAGCCTTCTATCGATGAGTCAGCGCTTGAACGAGCAATTGAAGAAGAGACGTTGCTAGCGGAAGTTCGCCGTGGTATGGGTCGTTACGATAAAAAGACCGGTAAGTTCACCTACGCTATTCCTTCCCGTGTCTATACCGATCATAAGGGTCGTCACTTCACCATCGATCCAGGTGGTAAGCGTCACCTCCTGGCCGCTGTAGATGGCGGTGTACACACCGAAGCCACCGAACATGATGTCCAGCTAGGCGCTTTTGCCAAGCAGGATGCTGTGAACTACAACGAGGCCGGTAAGGGTACAAGTGGCTACGATACCCCAGGCAAGATCAACCCTAAGAAGCTGCCTACGTTCACGGAGATGCAGGGCCGTGTGATGAAGCTTCATGCGGACTTCAACGATATTTCGTCACAAGCTTATGGTCGTGATTATCCAGCTGGCCCATTCGAACATTTCGATTTCGTCTCTGATGTGTTTGATCAGCTCCAGGAAAGTTTGACCGAAGATAAGAGTGAGTTCGGTGTCGTAGATATTCTCTTTAGGACTGGTGAAGCTACCTCTGTAACCAATACCTTCGTTGAAGAGATTATGTCTGTCTATGAGCACCTCAATGATGAGAACAAGGTGAAGATGAAGACGATGCTCAACACCTCTCTTGATTCCTTCATGGAAACCATCGAATTTGTTACACAGGTTAGGGAGTAATAGATGACCACAGCAATTATCAATAATAGAGAAGGTCGTACTGCTCAGATTCGTGTAACTGGTACATCCAGTGTGAATCTTTCGATGGCGAACCTTGCTGTCAGTAATACAGAGAATGTACAGACTGCCTCAATCAAGCGGATCGTCTGGTGCGGAAACTGCTCAGTGGCCCGTGGTGCCAACGTACTTTTCCAGTATCAGACCGCAACTGCTGGTGTGCATGATCTTTATTCTATGGGAATGACCGATGAAGAATTCAACACGGCCAATGTGATTATCACCTCCACCGATGCGACTGGATTCATTTTCGTTGAGGTCGGCAAGAACTCCACATTCCCGTCTACTTACTAAGGTGCATCCATGAAGTTTTTCTGCGAAATAAACGAAGACGTAAAGTACCTGGAGGAAGCTTCTGAGGGTGGAGAAAAGAGTCTCTACATCATCGGTCCTTACCTACAGACAAATATCGTTAACCGTAATCGTCGCATGTATCCAGAACATGTCATGGATGCGGAAGTAAATCGCTACATCAATGAGAGCATTAAGACAGGCCGTGCTTTCGGTGAGCTAGGTCATCCAGCGGGTCCTACGATTAATCTTGAGCGCGTCAGCCATATGATCAAGGACCTCCGTAAGGAAGGTCATGATTACATCGGCAAAGCTAAGATTATGGAAGGAACTCCTTACGGCCAGATCGTAAAGAACCTCATCAAAGAAGGCGCAAAACTAGGCGTTTCTTCTCGCGGTATCGGTTCTCTGAAAATGAATAAGGAAGGCATCAACGAAGTGCAGGATGATTTCCGAATCGCCACTGCTGCTGACATTGTGGCCGATCCTTCCGCTCCAGATGCTTTCGTTCAAGGTGTCATGGAATCGCGTGAATGGGTCTGGGATAACGGAGTTATTCGTGAGGCCCAGATCGCTGAATATCGCAGGACCATCGCCAGGGCTCCATCGAAGCGTCTTGAAGAAGAGGCACTAGCTGTCTTTAAGCACTTCCTTGAAAGCCTCTAAGAAAACAATTTGATAAATACCCAAGTAAATAGTGAGGAGATTTCCCCAATGTCCAAGAAGAAGCTAGAAAACACTGTAGTCGAGGGCACCGCTGCTCTTGACTCGCTATCGCCGGGTTCAAAGCCTGCGGCAGGTTTGCCTGATTCGTTCGACATTAGCAAGTCTGAGCTTCTTCGTCAGATCGTTGCGGTGTCGGGCAAAATCGAGAAGGGTGACCTTTCCAAGTTCCTACAGTCCCTACAGCAGATCGGCTGTGAGACAGATGAGCTTCCGGGTGGTGCTAGTGCTGAGCATAACCAGTCCACGATTAAGGGCAAGAAGGGTCTAGGCGTTTCCGGTTCCATGAAGGAAGACGTTGCTGCTCTGTTTGGTGGTACCGAAGGTATCAGCGAAGAGTTCATCGATAACGCTACTGGCATTTTCGAATCTGCTATTGAGGCTCGTCTCGTTGTTGAGGCTACTCGTCTTGAGGAAGAGTTTGAAGCCAAGGTCGATGCTGCTATCAGCGAAATGGCTGATGACCTGACCGAGAAGGTTAGCGATCATCTCGACTACGTAGTTGAGCTGTGGTTCGAACAGAATAAGGTTGCTGTTGATAATTCGATTCGTTCCGATGTGATGGAATCGTTTATTGATGGCATGAAGACCCTCTTCAAGGAGCACTACATCGAAGTGCCGGAAGAGAAGGTTGATGTCGTTGCGGAGCTATCGGCTCAGGTGGAAGAACTGACCACCCGTCTGAACGATGCTATTAACGAGAACGTCACTGTCCGTGCATCGGCCCGTGATGCTTCCCGTACTGCTGTCCTAGCCAAGGTTACTGAGGGCATGGTTCTTTCCCAGGCTGAGAAGCTTAAGGACCTAGCCGAGAGCATCGAATTCACTGACGAAGATACTTTCGCTCAGAAGATTGAGATGGTCAAGGAAAGCTACTTCAGCACGCAGTCGAAGGGTCGTACCGTCACCCAGCTTGTAACCGAAGAGATTGTGCATGATGCCGCTACCGGAACTGCTGTAGATGGTCAGGCAGAACCTCGTGCAACGCATAGTGATTCGATGAATCGTTATGCCGCTGCAATTTCCCGTAACGTCAAAAAGCATTGATTTCTAAATAACTTCGACAAAGACATTTCTTAGTCCAAAATAACTCTCAGAGAAGCAGGAGAACAGTAGTATGATGCTAAATGAAGAACTAATTAACAAGTGGAGTCCGGTCCTGGATCACGAGGACTTGAATCCCATCAAGGACCAGCATCGCCGTGCCGTGACTGCTACTGTCCTTGAGAACACTGAGCGTGTTCTCTCCGCTGAGGGTGGTTCCGTGGCCTCTGGCCTACAGAGCAGCCTGCTGGCTGAAGACGCTCCCGTCAACCAGACTGGTTCTGGCATCTCGAACTTCGACCCGGTACTGATTTCGCTGGTTCGCCGTTCGCTGCCTAACCTGGTCGCTTACGATATCTGCGGCGTTCAGCCGATGACCGGTCCTACCGGCCTGATCTTTGCAATGCGTTCGCGCTATGCTAACCAGGCAGGTGCTGAAGCTTTCTACCAGGAAGCTAACACCCAGTTCTCTACCGTCGTGGCTGGCAACACCACTCCGGGTCAGGGTCAGTACGGTAACATCCCGGGTAACACCACTGTAACCTCGAACCTTGCATTCCAGAACGTGTATAACTACGCGGGCGCGATGACCACGGCTCAGGCTGAAGCTCTTGGCACCACGGGTAACACCGCGTTTGCTCAGATGGCTTTCAGTATCGAAAAGGTTACTGTGACTGCTGAGTCGCGTGCTCTGAAGGCTGAGTACACGCTCGAACTGGCTCAGGACTTGAAGGCAATTCATGGTCTTGATGCTGAGACCGAGCTGAGCAACATCCTCTCGGCTGAGCTGCTGTCGGAAATCAACCGTGAAGTTGTCCGTACGGTCAACCTTTCGGCTGTGCAGGGCGCTACTGAAGGTACCGTTACCTCGGGTATCTTCGATCTAGACACCGACTCGAATGGTCGTTGGTCCGTTGAGAAGTTCAAGGGTCTGATGTTCCAGATTGAGCGCGAGTGCAACCAGATCGCCAAGAGCACCCGTCGTGGTAAGGGTAATATCCTCATCTGCTCGTCTGACGTAGCTTCGGCTCTCCAGATGGCCGGTGTGCTGGATTACACCCCTGCCTTGAACAGCAACAACCTCCAGGTTGATGACACGGGTAACACCTTTGCCGGTATCCTGAATGGTCGCATCAAGGTCTACATCGATCCATATGCTGGTGGCCAGAACCCAGCCTTCGGTCAGTACGTGACTGTCGGTTACAAGGGTGCTAGCGCGTTTGACGCAGGTTTGTTCTACTGCCCATACGTTCCGCTCCAGATGGTCCGTGCTGTTGATCCAGGTAGCTTCCAGCCTAAGATCGGCTTCAAGACTCGTTACGGCATGGTTGCCAATCCGTTTGCACAGGGTGCTGCGATCTTCGCACCGAACACCTTCCCTGCTAACGGTCTGGCTCCAGACACGAACGTGTACTACCGCCGCATCATCGTCAACAACTTGTTCTAATCGATAAGTTGTCCGATGCAAGAATACAGAGAGCCCCCGAAAGGGGGCTTTTTGTTGCCTCATAAATAGGGTATGCGATTGCGCAAGGGAAGAAATGGACACCCCACAATATAAGTTAGCCATACTGGTTGATGAGACCGACCCCCTATCACCTTCAGACGATGAGGCCATTAGACGATTCGTCAAAGCTGGAACAGAACTAGGAATGGACTGTTCCATCATTGGAAAAGAAGACTACATCCATCTCAACGATTACGATGGTCTTTTTATTCGAGAAACAACTGATATCGATAACCATACCTTCAAGTTCGCCATCAAGGCAGAGACTCTGGGGTTAGAAGTAATTGATGATCCAAGCTCTATCCGAAAATGTACCGATAAGGTATTCCAGAGCAATCTATACTATGACCATGATGTGCCCACCCCTCAGACGGAATGGGTCTTTCGTGGAAACAAGAATAGCCTCTACACGCTCCCAGATCGCCTCTCTTACCCGATTGTATTGAAGGTACCCAATAGCTCCTTCTCGCGTGGCGTGGTCAAGGTGAGCTGCTGGGAGGAGCTTGTGGCTGAATCCAACGTCCTATTCCGGCAGAGTGATGCTCTGATCGC